TAGTATTCAAAATTTCGTAGTTCTTTCAAATGGTGATTTAGCAAGTTCAGGTTCAAGGGACTTTACTATTAGAATATGGAATACAACATCTGGTAAATGTAAACAAGAATTAAAAGGACATACTGATAGTATTCAAAATTTCGTAGTTCTTTCAAATGGTGATTTAGCAAGTGGTTCAGTTGACTATACTATTAGAATATGGGATACAACATCTGGTAAATGTAAAAAAGAATTAAAAGGACATACTGGTAATATTAAGAGTTTAGTAGTTCTTCCAAATGGTGATTTAGCAAGTGGTTCATATGACAAAACTATTAGAATATGGAGTTCCACAATAAATACAAAATTATTATATGGAACACAATACGATATAGAAGAAGCAATTAAAAAAAATACAATAGAACATATTAATAAATTAATATATAGTAGAAATATTAATTTAAATAAAATAAAGTATTATATATCATTAACTGGAAATCTTAAAATAAAAGATTTATTAAATGATTATTTAAAAAGTAATTTAAGAGTTGTTCAAAAATTAATTAAAAAAGAAAAGAAAATAGATTTAACATCTTTAATTAATGAAATAGAAAAATTAAATAAAAAAAAATATAAAGTAAAATATGTTAAAACTTGTTATCAGAAATATGCACCATTTAAAATTGAAAAAACAATAACTAAATATTTTTCCAAGAAAGATTTTAAAAATTTTATAAAATCAGAAAAAGTCAGAATTTTTTACAAAACAATATTAGAAAAAAAAATTGAAAGAGATGAAAATATAATGAATGACTTAATAAATAAATTAAAGAAACATTTAAATTAAATACTCTCTAAATTAAATACTCTTACAAAAAAAATATAAAAAAGTTTTAAATAAAGAATTCTGGTTTAATTATATATAAAAAAAATACTTAATAAAATATAAAATGAGAATTATTAGTTGGAATGTTAATGGGATTAGGTCAAATATAGTTGATTTTAATACATCAAAATACAAACAAGAAAGGGTGGTAGAAGTTAATTCACCATTAGATTTAATTATGAAAAAATATAATCCTGATATTATTTGTTTTTCTGAATGTAGATTGGGAGAAGATAATTATCATTTGTTTGAGTCAAAAGATTTATTAAGCAAATATCCTTATCAATATTGGAAGAGTTCTCAAGGAACTGGTGCACGTAGTGGTAATAGATATTCTGGAACTTCAATATGGAGTAAAATAAAAGCAGAAAAAGTAATATATAATATAGAAGGTTTAAATGATAAAGAAGGACGTTATATTGAATTACATTTTGAAGAGTTTTTATTAATTAATGTATACACACCAAATTCAGGTAGTAACTGGGATTATAGATTAACAACTTGGGAGAAAATTATAAGTAATTATCTAAATGAATTATCAGTAAGTAATAATATACCTATAATTTATACTGGCGATTTAAATGTAGCGCCTAAAAAACAAGATGTGTATTTTGGAACATTATTAGAATCAAAATTAAATAATAATATAACAGATTCTGATGAAAGTAAAAAAAAATTAAAAAAAAAGATAAAAAGTAAGGAAGGATTTCATAATGGGAGAAGTAAAACGAAATTATATGGTTATACAATAGAAGAAAGAAATGCTTTTAAAATTTTATTAGGGAATATTTACACAGATTGTTATCGGTATATAAATCCAAATGTGTTTAATAAATTTACATGGTTTAATATTAGAATAAAAGATAGTTTTTTTTTTAACATAGGCTGGCGTATCGATCACTTTTTAATACAGAATAAATTTAAAAATATTATTAACAAGTGTGATATCCTATATGATATAGGAGTAAGAAATAAAGATAATAAATTAATATCTGACCATTTGCCAATATTATTAGAAATAAAAATATTTTAAAATTTTTTTTATTTGTATTTATTAATAATGTATTTCAAATTGAAAACAAAACCATTTATTAATAAAATAAAAAAACAGAATATAAATGAAGAAATGATAATAGATGCTCTTGAAAACACTTACAAAAATACAGCTTTTAGCACTTTCCCATATTTGTTATATGGAATGAATTCAAAAAATTCAATTAAAAATTTCAAATCAGGAAATTGTGTGGGATTAAGTATATATTTAAAAAATTATTTAAAAAAAAAATATAATGTAAATAGTTTTTTAATACCAGCAAGCATACCTAAAAAATATAGTTTTCCTGGTTATTTAGATTTAGCACACGTAGCTTTAGCAATACCAATGGATAAAAAACAAATATTTATTGCTGATGTAGCTTTTTACTTTTTAAATCCAATTAAATCAATTTTAAATAGTAAAAAGAAAAGAATAATATTTTCTAAAAATATTTACAGTAAAGAATATAGTTCAAATTTAAGAAATTATACTTCTATTGAAAAAATAGTTTGTGAAACAAAAATAAGGAAAATAAAAAAAGTTTTTAATAAATATCAAACTATTGAAAAAGGAACATATTATATTGAATGCTATACTGATGATGATAGTGAGGATAAATGGTGTTACTATTTAACAGAAGTTATTAATCCAGATAAAGCAATATCAACATTTTTCATTAATTTAAGAAATAAACCATTTATTTGTAGTAATAAAATGGACAGAAATGGAATTTGTGAAATGAATATTTATTTAAAATGTAAGGATGATAATTTATTTAAATTAAAATATGATGATATAGAAGAAGAGGATAAATTAGAAAATTTAAATAAATCGGAAATATTAAAATTATTAAAACCTTTTCTAAAAGAAATAAAAAATTGTAAAATAAAAAGAAAATTTATAATTGAGGATTAAAATAGATTATTTTATTGATATAGTATATAATGAATAATGTATATTTTAACTTAAATAAAAGTTTTTTTAATAAAAAAGGTGGTGGTGATAAAAAATTAATAGAAAAAAATAGTGAAAAATTATTTAAATATTATATAAATCAAGAATGGGGTAAAATAGAAAATTATTTAATTAGTTTGTATTTAATGGATATAACATTATATATGAAAGTATTAGATAAATATTCAGAAAGACGAGAACGATATGATGTAATAAAAAATATAAAAAAAAATAAAAAATAAAAAGATATTTAAAAAAATAAAATGAATTATTAAAAGTAGCCAAAATGCTAAGTAAAAAAAGAATATTAAAAGATTATTTAGAAATTCAAAAATGTAAAAATATCTTTTTTAAACCTTTGGAAAATAATTTTTATGAATGGCATGGAAATTTAATACCAAGAGATGGTAGATATAAAGGATTAATGTTGCATGTAATAATTAAATTGGACATAGATTATCCTTTAAAACCACCTATTGTAAGATTATGTACATATTTACCTCATAGTAATGTAATTAATTATAATGGAATTAAAAATTATATATGTTTAGATATGTTAAATAATTTTTTTTGGAAAGAAAGTGATGATTATAGTTCTTGGAGTAGCTCATATTCTTTAAAAACAATTATTATGCAATTAGAATGTTTTTTATTTGATAAATATGTAGAAAATTACGATGGTAAACTAAAAGATACTTTATATGATTTATCTCCAGAAGAGGGTGATGGCAGTAGATTAAATGCTCAGGAAGATATGGACAGAGCATTTAAGGAAGCAAATTGTTTTTGTTGTACAAAATGTAATCATACAAAACAAACTCCTTTTCCAGAAATAAATTTTGAAATACCTAAAATAAAAAAATTAGTTATTAGAAATAATTTATTTAATAATAAAAAACCAAATGAAAAATTAAAAAAAATATTAAAAAATATATTTTTAAAAAATGAAGTGACTATATTAAAAAATTTAATTGATTTTGTTTATAAATATTCTACTTTTGATTTAGATTTATTTTTGTATGATTACCCTTATCGTGATGATTGTGGGTGTGATTTCTGTTTAAGTTATACAAATATTAAAATATTAATAAAAAACAATTTAGAAAATTTTGAAAATTTTGAATTATTTATTTGTTATTTATATAAATTAAATAATAATTATTTATGGAAAATTTTATATAATTTAAATTACAATAATAATTTAGATAAAAAAAAGATTGAAATAAAAAAAATTGTTAAAAAGATTGTTAAAAAAAAACAAAAACAACAAAAACAAAATAAATATACCATATTAACAAAATTACCAAATGATTTATTAGAAAATATTTATGGATATTTAAATAATTATAGTAATATAAAATTAGGAAGAATAAATAAAATTTTAAATTTAATATTTATGTCTCCAAAATATATTGAAAAAAAAACAAAAATTTGTTATTATTCTAAAAACAATTATCAGGAAGATATATTAGGATATGGTATAAATGTAGAATATAATAATTATAATAAAATAAAGTATATTAATAATGAGGCTGAATTATTATCGTTTAGTGCTTTTAATAATAAATTAAGAAAAAGTATTTATAATAAAAAGTTTAATTTTTTTTTACCAGTAATAATAGATACAAAAGATTTTAAAAAGAATAAAAAATTAATAATAAAATCAATTATTAATATTTATAATAATGAAAAAAAATGTGAAAATGATAATGAAAATAATGATGATATACGAAATTTTATAAATCATAATTGGGAATCTAAAAAATGTAAATTAAATAAAAAAATTTATAAATTAAAAAATACAAAAAATGTATCTTTTATTATATTAAAAATATTAACTAATTTAATGACATCTCAAATTGTAAAACTAATGAAAGGTGATGATTATATTTCGCTAAAAGCATTAGAAGGATATGTTGTTTTTCATAATTTATTGTTAAAATTAAGCAATGAAATAAAAGAATTGAAAATAATTGCTAATAGTACAATAAAAGAATTTTTGAAAAATTGTAATAAAAATAAAATTGAAAATTTGGGAAATTTATTATCTACTTTAACAATTAGTGATTATAATTGGGATGACATAAAATATTCATATTTTAAAGAATCGTTGGATCGAAACGTACTTTGGATTATTCGAAAAAACCCAGAACTTGGATTTCCAAATAAAGAATTTTTTATTTATAATGATTATAGAATTAAAAAAAGTTTAGAAGCAACATTAGTCGGTAAAAAACTTTTAATGTTTAATATATATTTTTTAGAAAATATGAATAAAATTAGCAAAGATTATAATAAATATTTTGGAAGTTGTCCTCGATATTTTTTACAAAAATTTCAAAATGATATAAAAAAGATATACAAATTAAATTCTTGGGAAAATTATTTTAAATATATTAAAATTAAAAATTATAATAAAACAGACTTAGCAAATTTATTAAGAAATGCTTTTAATAATTCATCGCATAAGAATTATCATTCAATAAAAGATTTGGATTCAGACTCTTTTATCGAATGTATGCATGGTGATAAAAATTGTTGGACTAGCAGCAGCAAGGAAAAAAAATATAAATCAGAAATCTCAAATAATTGGAGAATTAAAAAGAAAATATTTAAAAAAAAAAAAAAAAATGGAATTTATTCAAAATAATGGAAATAAAAAAAAAATATTAAATTTTAATTAAAATAAAAAATAATAAAAAA